CGCCGCCGATTTTAAGGTTAATAAGTATACAAGAGCAGGACAATATGGTAAAGCAATATGTTGCCCAGAATGTAAAGATGTCATGACTGTTTATCATTTTGCATGGAGTAGATTAGAGTGTCTTAATTGTAAACAATCAGTAGACAAATATGACTGGAGAGTAATACCAACTCAAGGCCAATTAGGGACTGATAGTAATAACAATAGGAGGGAAGATTAATGACTCAAATGTATACACGACATGGTAGAAGTCCTCTGAGTAAGGAACATTTAAGACAGTTAGATTGTCTCCTTGAAGCATACAATCAGAAAGGTAATTCAGAGGGGGATAGGAGATTTTATTGGGCGAAAATACAGGCACTAACTAACAGTCTAACAGAGTAATTAAGCCACTAAGTATTAACGTAGTTTTCCACAGTTATTGTTAGTTTCTGTGGAAAACTCTTTGTTTTAAGTATTTTTTGGTCTAATAAATAGCAAATTAAATATATGTATGCGTTGTAATCG